GCGTGAAGGTAGTGATGAGTTCAATGCCAACCTTGCTGAGGAAATGGCTGAGGGTGAGATGCAGTCCATCGTGGGTGAGCTGCTTGATGCGGTTAAAAACGATCTGGCCTCCCGCAAAGACTGGGAAGACACATATAAAGAAGGTCTGACGCTGCTTGGCTTGAAGTATGAGGAGCGTACAGAACCGTGGGCGGGCGCGTGTGGTGTGTTCCACCCCATGATGACGGAAGCGGTTGTTCGCTTTCAGTCAGAAACTATTACTGAGACTTTCCCGGCCAAAGGGCCGGTGCGCACCAAGATCATCGGTAAAGAAACGCCGAAGAAAAAAGAAGCCGCCTTGCGCGTCGAAGACGACATGAACTACCAGTTGACGGATCGCATGACGGAGTTTCGTCCGGAGCAAGAGCGCATGCTCTTCTCCCTGCCAGCGACCGGTTCGGCATTCAAGAAAGTGTACAAAGACCCCAGCTTGGGGCGTCAGACTTCGGTATTTGTCCCAGCAGAAGATGTCATCCTGCCGTACGGTACGACTGAGTTAAATACTTGTGAGCGGTTAACACACCGCATGCGCAAGACAGAAAACGAAGTCATCAAGTTGCAAGTTGCGGGCTTTTACCGCGACATTGACCTTGGCGAGCCGCCCAAAGTTACCAATGATCTTCAACAGAAAAAAGATAAAGAAAGCGGTGTTAGTGCGTCTTTTGATGATCGCTACGAGATATACGAGATCCATGCCAACCTTGACCTGCCGGGCTATGAGGACGTGGATGAGGATGGGAACCCCACCGGGATTGCGTTGCCGTATGTGGTGACAATACTCAAAGGTTCCGACGATGTGCTGGCCATTCGCCGCAACTGGCATGAAGACGATCCGCTAAAGCAGAAGCGACAGCATTTTGTACACTACGTGTACATCCCCGGCTTTGGCGCTTATGGCTTTGGGCTGTTCCATTTAATCGGCGGCTACGCTCGTAGTGCAACGTCGCTCATGCGACAGCTTGTTGATGCGGGTACGCTGTCGAATCTGCCGGGCGGTCTGAAGTCCCGCGGGTTGCGCATTAAAGGTGATGACACGCCGATCGCTCCGGGCGAATGGCGAGATGTAGATACTGGTTCGGGAGCTATCCGTGACAACATATTGCCGCTACCTTACAAAGAACCATCGGCCACTCTATACCAGCTCCTTGGTACTATCGTTGAGGAGGGCCGACGTTTTGCAGCAACTGCCGACATCCAAGTGTCCGATATGTCGGCTAATACACCAGTGGGAACAACTCTTGCCGTACTTGAGCGAACCCTCAAAGTTATGTCCGCCGTCCAAGCGCGGGTCCACTACGCGCTCAAACAAGAACTTCGACTCCTAGCAGACATCATTCGTGACTTCTCCCCAGAGGATTACGACTATGAACCTGAAGTTGGCTCGCCCAGAGCCAAGAAGTCGGACTACTCCGATGTCGAGATTATTCCGGTAAGTGACCCCAATGCTGCAACACTGTCGCAGCGTGTTGTGCAGTACCAAGCAGTACTTCAGTTGGCGCAGGGTGCTCCGCAGATATATGACATGCCGTTGCTTCACCGGCAAATGCTAGAAGTGCTGGGCATCAAGAATGCCAACAAGCTAGTCCCCATGGACGACGACAAGAAGCCGGAAGATCCGATTACGGAGAATATGAATATCTTGAATCTGAAGCCGGTCAAGGCGTTCTTGTATCAGGATCATGAAGCGCACATCAAGGTTCACATGAGCGCAGCACAGGACCCCCTGATCCAGCAGATGGTTGGCCAAAACCCGCAAGCGCAGATGATTGCGCAAGCAATGCAATCGCACATCATGGAGCATATTGCGTTTGCGTATCGGGCAAAAATGCAACAGGCTTTGGGCGCAGACCTTCCTCCTCCGGGCGATGGACTCGAGCCAGCAGTCGAGGTTCAGCTTTCACGTTTGGTGTCCCAAGCCGCACCGATGGTTCTTCAGCAGAGCCAGTCGCAAGTCGCACAGCAACAAGCACAACAGCAAGCGCAGCAAGCTGCTCAAGACCCAGTAATCCAGATGCAACAGCAAGAACTCAAGCTGCGAGAGCAAGAACTGCAACTTAAAGCGCAGGAAATTCAGATAAAGGCCGCGGCAGAAGCCGACAAGCTAGAGCTGGAGAAAGAACGCTTGCAAGCCGAGATGGAGCTAAAAGGCATGCAGCAAGGCACAAAAATGAAACTTGACCAAGCTAAGTTCGAGGCGGACAACGAGAAAGAAGGCGTTCGTCTTGGAGCAGAAATTGCGCGCAATCGCGCAGAACACGCTTTACGGCAACGAGAAGCAGCAAAACCAACTAAAGGAGAGAAATGAACGAATACACATCTTTCGTAGATGTTCTGCGCAAGTACATCCGTGAGGATATGAACAACTACGCTGACGATCTGGCAGGTGGTGCCTGCACAGATTACGCTGCTTATACAAAGCTTTGCGGGGTGATTCAGGGTCTAGCCCTCGCAGAGCGCCACTTACTTGACCTTGCAAAGAAAATGACGGAACAAGACGATGAGTGAAATCATTCTTCCGCAATACCTGAAAAACTTGATTGAAGAAGAAACTGAGCTGCAGGAGGAGCAAGTTGAGTCTCCCGGCGATCAAGTAAAAGCCCGGCAGTTGCCAAAACCATCGGGGTTCAAGATTCTTTGCGCCGTGCCACCAGCCGAAGACAAGTTTGACGATTCAGTCATTGTCAAAGCCAGCATATCGCAGCGAGTTGAAGAACAGACCACAACGGTGTTGTTTGTTGTAGCCGTTGGCCCGGATGCGTACAAGGATACCGAGAAGTTCCCAAGCGGTCCTTGGTGTAAAGAAGGGGATTTTGTGCTGGTCCGTGCATACAGCGGGACACGGTTCAAGATTCACGGACGTGAATTCCGCATGATCTATGACGACATGGTGGAAGGTACGGTTGACGATCCACGCGGCTACGCCCGCGCTGCTTAAGGAGGCATTATGCCCAAAGAAGAGTATATGGAAGAGTTTAAGTTTCCCGATGAGAAAGAGGTGGAAGCGAAAAACGAGGATGTGGATATTGAACTTGACCTGTCGGGTGAAACCGACATTGATATCGAGATCGAAGACGATACCCCAGCCCCCGATCGCGGACGCCGCCCACTGGAACGCGACGTTGAAGACCCCTCAGATGAGGAGATCGAGCAATACAGCGACAAAGTCCAGAAGCGTATCAAGGAGTTGGCGCATGCCCGGCATGATGAACGTCGCGCAAAGGAAGCCGCCCTCCGGGAACGCGAAGAGGCTATCCGAGTTGCGCAGTCGCTTGTGGATGAAAACAAGAAGCTGCGTGGATATGTTTCCCATGGGGAGCAAACTTACGCCGGTGTACTGAAGGAAAAAGCCGAAGCCGAGCTGGAAATGGCACGTCGGAAGTACAAGGAGGCCGCGGAGTCGTACGACTCTGATGCCATGCTGGAGGCGCAGGAAGCCCTGCAAGACGCAAAATTAAAGTTGGCTCAAGCGCAAAATTTTAAGCCCGCCCCTTTACAAACAGAAAACGAAGAGGTATATAGTCAACCAACAACACCTTCGGCCCCGCGTCCGGACGAAAAGACCTTGCGCTGGCAAGCTAAAAACCAGTGGTTTGGCGCACCGGGATACGAAGAAATGACTGCTATGGCGCTGGCTATGCACCAGCGTCTTACGACAGAAAACGGGCTTGATTACGCCCGCACTGATGAGTATTTCGAGCGAATCGACGCTCGCCTACACGAGAAATTCCCCGAAGTGTTCGGTGAGCGTCAGCCAACACGGGAAACTCAGTCTAAAAGGCCCGCAGCTACGGTGGTAGCGCCCGCTGCTCGCTCTACCCCATCCAAGAAATCTGTCAAATTGACAAAAACGCAACAAGCTGTTGCGGCAAAACTTGGACTGACCCCACAGCAATATGCTGTTGAACTCATGAGACTGGAGAACCGTAATGGCTAATCGCACCCCCCGTGATCTTGAAACACGCGAAAAAAATACTCGTGCCGCGTATGTGCCGCCGAGCGTATTACCTGAGCCAACCCCTGAACCGGGGTATTCATACCGCTGGATTGCAACCCATGTGTATGGCACCGCAGACCCGTCAAACGTGTCCAAAAAGACGCGTGAAGGCTGGGAACCTGTAAAGGCTATTGACCACCCTGAGTTGATGCTGCCGTCTAACGCGGCGGGTAATGTCGAACTGGGAGGGTTGATGCTTTGCAAAATGCCAACTGAAATGGTACAAGCCCGCAATGAGTACTATCAACGTCAGGCGGAAGGTCAGATGCAATCGGTTGATAACAACCTGATGCGCCAGAGTGATCCGCGGATGCCGCTGTTCAATGAACGCAAGTCCACGTCTACCTTTGGCTCTGGAAACAAGTAACTTTATTAACTAGGAGTTAACATGGCATATCCTACTGTTAGCGCCCCTTACGGCTTCAAGCCAATCAACCGTGTTGACGGTATGTCGTACGCTGGTGCAACTCGTTCCTACGAGATTGACGACGCTGCGGACATCTTCAATGGTGATCTGGTTATTCTCGTACAGGGCAAAATTCAACCCTTCACTGGTACCGATTCCGGTTTTCCTCTGGGCGTCTTCATGGGTTGTTCTTACACCAACTCGATGAGCCAGACCGTCTTCGGCCAGTATTACCCTGCTGGCGCAGCAAATGGTGTAGCTAAAGTCGTCGTTGACGATCAAGCTGCTTACCAAGTGGCTGTGACTTCGGACGGTACCGCTATCGATTCGACCACTACCATTGCTTCAATTGGTGCAAATATCGAAGTGGCTCAAGGCGCTGGTGGCAACACCACGACTGGCGACTCCAGCATGTCTGTAGCCGCTGGCACGGAAGATGACACTTCGACCCTGCCAATCCGTATCGTTGACGTGGTTCCTGCCACCAAGACTTCTACGGGCTATCCGGAGTTGATCGTCAAGATCAACGTGACTCAATTCCAGAACGCCACTGGCGTGGTCTAAGGAGTAAAACATGGCTATTTCACGCGCACAATTACTGAAAGAGCTGCTCCCCGGCCTGAACGCTTTGTTTGGTCTGGAGTACGCACGTTATGGCGAAGAGCACAAAGAGATCTACGAAACTGAGACCTCTGAGCGTTCCTTCGAAGAAGAAACCAAGCTGTCGGGCTTCTCCGCAGCGGCGGTCAAAGCTGAAGGCTCTGCTATTCAGTACGACAACGCACAGGAAGCTTGGACTGCTCGCTATAACCACGAGACTATCGCTCAGGGCTTCTCCCTGACCGAAGAAGCGATCGAAGATAACCTGTACGACTCCCTGTCGGCTCGTTATACCAAGTCACTGGCTCGCTCGATGGCTTATACCAAGCAAGTCAAAGCAGCCAATGTCCTGAACAACGGCTTCACCAACTCGCAGCAGTACTACGGCGGTGACGGTGTACCTCTGTTCTCGGCTTCGCACCCGCTGATCGCTGGCGGTTACAACAGTAACGTTCCGACAACTCCGGCTGACCTGAATGAAACTTCGCTGGAAGCAGCAGTCATTCAAATCGCAGCTTGGACTGACGAACGTGGTCTGTTGATCGCTGCCAAGCCCCGCAAACTGATTATTCCATCAGCGCTGCAATTCGTTGCAACACGTCTGCTGGAAACAAATCTGCGTGTCGGCACCAACGACAATGATGTCAACGCCCTGAAGAACAATGGTTCGATCCCAGAAGGCTATGCGATCAACCACTTCTTGACCGATACGAACGCATGGTTCCTAACCACTGACGTTCCAAACGGCATGAAGCACTTTGTTCGTGTGCCGATGTCTACTGGCATGGACGGCGACTTTGATACCGGCAACGTCCGCTACAAGGCTCGTGAGCGTTACTCGTTCGGCTGGTCTGACCCGCTGGGCATGTAC